TTAAAATCCATATTTGAGGCTAAAGCCATTAAATCATCTATATTATACGTGGTTCCCGTTGCAGATGGAGCAATTCCAAATAAGAAAATAGCTGCAATAAATAATAGATAGTAGACAGCCACGAATTGAAGACCAAGTGCAAGGAGAAAGGGTACAGACGAAAAAAGAAGCGTCTTAATTTTTTTCATAAACATCCTCCAATTTAAAAATCATACATTGATTATATCATATGGAGGAATGAATTCAAGAAACTTATTTACTATAATGCTTTAATGTGCTAAAATGTATCTACTTGGTGATGGAAAGAGAGGGAATGTATGGAGAAGGGGTTACAGTCTGCAGCAGTAAATCATTTTTTTGATGCAGTATTGTCATTGGAAAATAAGGAAGAGTGCTATCAGTTTTTTGAAGATGTATGTACGGTAAAAGAATTAGCAGCCATTGCACAGCGTGTAGAAGTAGCAAAAATGCTTCGTGAAGAGCGTACTTATATTGATATTGCGAAAGAAACTGGTGCATCTACTGCGACGATTAGTCGTGTGAATCGTTCCCTGAATTATGGAAATAAGGGATTGGACATGGTAATAGAACGTACAAAATAAAAAGACGGCGTACTTACAGTACGTCGTCTATCATTTTTTCAATCATTTGTTTTTTGATGTAGATATCGAAACTGAGCAGACAAATGAAGCTAAAGGTCTGCAAAAGCTCTTGATCTTCTTCGGGATACTCGGTAAAGGTGTTTTTCGCAATTTGGTATTTCTTAGTAAACTCTTTTAATACCTTGGTAGATTCTTCTTTTTCCATGTCAAAGATTTCTTTGTAAATATCTTCCATGTCAAAGCCTTCTTTATTCCCAAAATATTTATCTGTGATAGGATTTAAAACAGTTTGGATATCATTAATACTTAAAATGTTTTTTAAATAGTAAATAAAGATTAAGCAAAGCAAATGTTCTTTGGAATATTTCTTTTTTACTGGTGGTGGAAGCAAATCATTTTTGGTATAATTATTAATCATGGTTTTGGTCAGCAATTTATCGTCTTCACGACGTTTGGACATTTCCAACTGGTCATCCATGAAACTGGTGATTTGATCCATATATAAATCAATATTTGGAATCGATTCAGGATTGATATAATCGATGCCATTTAATTTATCAAATTATATTGCTCACGTTATCAGTGAAAATAGCCGTCCTAACGGGCGGCTATTGTTATTCTCTGGATGATGGCAGCTTGGGATAGATGAACAGCTCGAAATTGTCATAAGGTCCATTTCTTCCAGAACGTGTGTCTTTGGAATATTCAGCCCGTTCGATGATGCCCTTTAACAACTCGTTTTTAGCGGCAGCGTTTGGCAGTTCCGAATAGACCGATAGAAGATGCTCGACCTTTGGAATGATGCTCACCCTGCTCAATGCAATCTGTTCATCACGGGATATGGCTTCGGTCAGCTCCTTTATGGAAGTCTGGACAGCCAGCATACGCTCATTGATGGAGCGAGAACGAGCGAGGAACGTGTCTGTATCATATACACCCTGTTCCAGCAAGTCGTGAGTGCGGGCAAGTTGTTTGTTGAGGGTTTCCACCTCATTAGATGCCTTGACGAGAGCCTTTTGCTTCACTGCGATAGAGGATGCTTCGTCAGGCTCTGGATTATCCGACCAAACAAGGCGATATTCATTGAGCCATTGAGAGAGGGCTGCAATCAGCCGTTCCTCCACAACATCGTAATGGGACGAGATGTTATCACATATCCTGTTCGGACACATCAGTACGGGCGTAGAGCCGTTAGGACGGCGTACCATAGTTCTGCCGCATTTGGCACAGATGAGGATGCCAGCAAGAGGGTTTACGACCTCATTGTTACGCTGAACAGGAACGACACCTTTTTGGTTGAAAATCTCTTGCACACGGTCAAACAATTCCTGCGATACCAGTGGAGGATGCAAGCCATCAACGTAGATTTGTTCATCAGGTGGAGGTGTAGCACGTTCGTAGGAGACAGAGCCGTTGACAACACGTTTTTTGCGTTTCTTGGTGTTCCAGCGTATTTTGCCAATATAGAGTGGGTTGCGGAGAATATTGCGGACGGTGCTTTCTTCCCAGTGGTCTCCGAGGGATGGAGGGGCTACGTGCATATCGTCAAGGCGTTTGCAAATACCACGAACACCCACGGGCTGAAATTCACCGTCAGGAGACTGTTCGCCCTTGGCATAGGTGGAGAAGATGAAGCGGACAATATCTGCCTCGACTTCCTTGGGCTTCAAGGTCCAGCCCTTGTCGTTTGGAACACGGATGCGTTCGTAGCCATAAGGGGTACGCCCGCTGACGTATTTCCCCTCTTTGGCAGAGATGGAGCGACCACGTTGCAAACGGCGGTTGATGGTTTTATATTCACGGCGAGACATAAACAGACCAAACTCGAAATACTCCTCGTCAAATTCGTTGTTTGGGTCATAGACCTTTAACGGGGTAATTATTTCGGTATTGGAGTATTTGAACGCCTGTGCCATAATGCCTTGGTCGATGGTATCTCCACGGGCGAGACGTTCCACCTCGACAACAAGCACACCCTCCCACAGCCCTTGCTCCACTTCTTGGAGTAGGTGCTGCATAACAGGACGAGCGGCAATGGTTTCACCAGAAACGACTTCACGATATATCTGGGTTACGTTGTAGTTCCTGCGTTTAGCAAGGTCCAGTAATTGTTTCTCGTGGCGGGCAAGGGTTTCGCCCTCCCCGTGGGCTTCGGCTTCCATATCAGCACGGGATTTACGTAGATAAAGACAATAGCTGATAGGACATACCTCCTTTCTTGCGTGGTGGAGGTTGTCAAGGTTTGAGGATGCCGAGCTTGTCAGCCCATTTCACAAACTTTGCTTTGTCCGTATCGGAGTTGAGCCTGTAAAAGAGAGTTCTGTCTTTCAGCTCAATCTCGCATACCCACGATTGTTTAGCACCAGCATTGACCAGACCGCCGACCACTGCACCAGCGATGCCGCCGAAAAGAAGTCCTGCGGCAGCACCACCAGCAACATTGCCCTGTTGGAGTTTGTCGGAGTGGTAGCAATCCACAGACACGACATCGGAAAGTGGATAACTTTCAAGCACCTTATATGTCTGTGTGGTTTTATTGATGCAGTCCTTGGCAAGAGCGAGAAAATATATCTTTTCTCCCCTGTCCTTGGTGCCGTCACCAATAGCCTCGTATATTGCGATATATTTAGTCATCTTCGTTGTTCCTCCAATCCACGTATATTATATTGCCGATTTTGCCGAGGATGCGGGGCTTTCTTTTTGGGTATGAACGCCCATATCGGCTTGTAGTAATTTGTCCAACAAAACAGACACCTCGTTTTTGAACTCCGTCTGTGCCGCCATAAGGTTAGAGAGAGCCAGCGGGTCTTTTGCAAGGTTGCCGTTCTCGACACAATTACGGATGTCAGCTCGTTTGGATTGTATGAGGGCAAACAGGGCTTCGTAAAGTTCCAGACGGGAGAGCTTACGCTGCTTCATATCACGAGATAAAAGCAGATAGAATTTGTCGAAGGTGGATGCAATGACTTGTTTATAGTCTGCGGGCAGGGTTTCGTATGTTGCAGCGAAATTGTGGGTATCGTTGACAAACACCACGTCGTTATGAGTGCGGACGGAAGATATGCCAAGCATATAGTCCGTGGTTACTCCGAAAAATTCAGCGAACTTGCAAAGGGTTTCAAAGTCTGGCTCTTTTCCCTCTGTTTCATACCCCGATAAGGTGGAACGTTTATAATTCAGTATTTTAGCCAGCTCGTGCTGGGTGTAGCCACGCTCTTTGCGTAGAGCAATTAGACGGTTGGAAAATGATTGCATAATGATGTACCTCCAAATATATTTATTATACTGCATTTTGCCCCTTTTAGCAACGCCTTGCCCCGATAAACGTCAACGGTTACAAAAATTTTTGAAAAAAATCTGTAAAAGGTATTGACTTTGCCCCCAAAAGGGGATATAATAACTAACAGATACCCCTACAAGGGGCAACGAAAGGAGGCGAAAGCCAATGAGAGCAAAGCTCCAAGAGATGCGAAAAGAAAAGGGCTATACGCAAGACACGTTTAGCAAGGCTTGTGGCATTAGTCGCAGCTTTTACAGCCAGATTGAAAGCGGCGAAAAAAATCCATCGCTTGATGTTGCGTTGCGTATGAAGAAAATTTTGGACTACTATGACGACGATATTTTTTACAATAAAATGCCCCAAATCGTAGCAAATAGTCCGTAATGTTTCACGTGGAACACCCCTTAAAAGGGCAATCTCTTGAACTGCTTATATTATACATCGGAAAGGGGGCGAAATAAATGGCGAGGCAAGTAACAAAAGCCTCTGGAAATAGGTACTGTCAAGCACGTTTAGAGGCTGCAAAGTACAACGAGCGGTTTGCATCCAGAATGAGTGCAGCGGATGAGCTGCCAGGAGTTACCGAGGACAGCCTGAAAAAGTACGAGCTGGATATAACCAGACCGCCAAACGATGTGGTTGCTTTGATGGCAGATGCTTATAACTGCCCAGAGCTTATCCTGTGGTATTGTGCAAATGAGTGTCCACTCGGCAAGAATTGCAGAGAAGTTCCAGAGATGCCACCAGAGCGAACATTTATCAGGCTCACAAATATCCTAAACAAGCTGACCGCTTCAATGAAAGAACTGGCAGAGCTTATGGATGAGGGAGCAGAGAACGACCACGAGGCAGAAAGAATACCGAAGCTGAAAGATGAATTTCTGGAAGCACGGCGACGAATTGATGAGACGTTAACAGTCCTTGACAAACTTCAAAATACCAAATAGGAGGTGAAACAATGACCGCACAACCGAACGTGGTAAAAGAGTTCAACATCGGGAACACCCGAATAAAGATTGCCGACAATTACTGTTCGGGAAAATCGCAGGAGGATATAAAAAAGGCTCTCCGAGAAATAGCGCGGAAAGCACAGGCAAGCCTGACTGCGGCAGCGGTCAGTAACGGTTATGTATAAGATTAAACAAAGAATGCAAATTACAGCGATGATTTTGTTTGCTGTTATGTTTGGAATGATTATGCTTTTAGGCGTTGGCAACACAAAAGCGGCACAGGATGACGAGAGGCCGAACACGGTGCTTGTTGTTCCGTATGGAATGCAAAGCACAGAGACGAGCCAGACAGCGGCTGTGAAGTTTGCGGAGGTTGAGCCTACACCCACGACGGAGGCGAAAAAGACATACGTTTATTACGATGTACCACTGGACAACGATTTTCAGGAGTACATACAGGACGTTTGCGAACAATATGGATTTGAGCATTACGATATTGTAATTGCCCTGATAGGACACGAGAGCAGTTACAGACAGACGGTGGTTTCAAAGACAGACGATTATGGTTATATGCAAATCAATTCAATCAATCACGAATGGCTGGGTGAGGAACTGGGCATTACCGATTTCTTGGATGGCGAACAGAATGTGATTGCTGGAATTTATCTACTCGATGGATTGATGGAAAAATACGACGATATTGGTCTGGCACTGATGTGTTACAACTGCGGAGAGACAGGAGCGAGGAACTTATGGCAGCAGGGTGTGTACAGCACGAATTATTCCCGTTCAATTATTGAGGATGCAGCAAACCTGATTTGCAGAAATGGAGATGCAGAAGAATGAGAAAGAGACGAGGACCAACTTTATTTCAAATTGCGGTGTTATTTGCTTTCGAGGTGGTAGTTGCCCTTGCAGCAGCCGCAGCGGTGGCACTGGTGGTACTACCTATTGCATATTTCAGCAGAGGTTATTTTGCAATCGGTAGTGAGTGGATGCTTCTCTGTGCGGTGGCAATGGTAGCGTATAGTGCGTTACATAGCTATATTTTCAGTGAGGTCGTAAAGGACCAGAGAGGAGGAAAGGCGAATGCAAGAAGTTCGACAAATAGCGGAAGCGTTGCTCGGCATACCACTTCCCGATATGTTGTGGAATGTTACAGCAGAGCAAGCCAAATGCAAACTGGAACGGATTATTGACCGTGAGGGCGATGCGGATGGTGAAAGAAAAAAACCGTACTACCTCGCACAGTTAGTTGTGGAGGCAATACGGCAGGAAATGTTTACAGCGATGTGTATTGCGGATTATGAGGAAAAAAGAAACGCCCGCGCAAAAGCACAGGGCATTTCCGAAAAGCAACCTCATTATAGCATAACATCGGCATAATGTCAATAGTTATGGAGGTAAAAAACTATGAACGAAATGCAAAAAGCAAATGCCAACACTTTGATGCTGGCAGAACAGTACCCAGAGGGAAAATTCAATCTGCTTGTACCGATGAAAACGGTAACGGAGATTGCTGACGTACACAAGCCTGTGATGAACGTCGTGTATATTTCCACGAATGAGGCAGACAAAGAAATTTATTTACAGACCAAGCCTGACGGATGGGCATTAACGAAAAAGGCTCTTACAAAGTTGATGAGAGCTGCGGGCATTAAGGTGGTAAAGAGCGAGCCTGTTCTTCCTACCCAGTGCGAGAAATGTGCATCGGTCAACCGTGGAATTGGTCGCCCCGTGAATTGCGGAGCGTGTAGCAATAAGGATGTCAAGCACCGAGTTGTCATCAGTATGCCCCAGCTTACAGGCGAGAATGTGGAGGTCGTCGCATCCAAGGAAATTATCTTCGCAGATGCCACAAACGGAATGTCACCCGCACAGATTAAAGAGTTTGCCAAATTCCGCAGCGAGATGTGCGAAAGCAAGGCATTAAACAGAGCCTTGCGAATGGCAATGCAGATTAAAGCCACGTACACCAAGGCAGAGCTTGCTAAGCCGTTTGTCGTAGCGTACCTTGTGCCCAATCTGGACAATCCTGCTGTGCGAGATGAAGCTGTAAAGAGTTTCTTCGGAGCGGCAAAGGAGCTGTACGGAGTTACGGAGAGTGCAAGCAATGCACGTAGAACAATTTACGCCGACGATGCCGAGGAAGATAGCGGCACGGATGGTTATGAGCCTCCCGCAGTAGAGGGTGGTCAGGATTATATCGAAGCACCTACGGTAAATGCCACGGGAGAGGTCGAGGAGGTTGACGACCCGACAATTTGCCAGATGTGTGGCAAGAAATTGAGCGACGGCGTTATCAATTTCAGCGTTAGACAGTACGGCAAGCCACTTTGTATGAATTGCCAGAAGCAGGTGCAGAACGGTTAAGGACGAGAACAGATAGGAGGACGAACAATGAAGATTTTACACACAGGCGACTGGCACATTGGACAGTTCCAAGGACCGACACGCAACGGCGAAAATGTCCGTTTTTTGGACATCTGTAAATGCCTCGATGGGTTGGTGGAAGCTGCCAAGTCAAAAATGCCTGATTTTATCGTTATTGCTGGCGACGTGTTCCATCAGGCGAGAGTGTGGAGCGATAGAGGATTGAAAGAGAGCCAGACGGCGATTAAGTATATCCGAGAGCTGGAAAAGGTTGCACCCGTGGTTATTGTGAGAGGCACACCAAATCACGATAGCGAGGAACAGTACAAGATGCTGGACACCGCATTTGATGGAGACGACAGCGTACACGTAATTACTACCCCTGTTGCTATGGAGGTATTCGGCTATCACGGACAGCGATTGAACGTGGCAGCCCTCCCTGGTTTCGATAGAGGGTATTTCAGGGCAAAGATGCCCGCACTGGACAAGCAGGAAGAAAACGAAATCTTCACCCAGTATATTGACACCCTGATTAAAGGGTTGAAAGCACAGTGCAGCGATGGATTGCCTAACGTGCTGGTTTCCCATTACACCATCGAGGGTGCAAATATGGAGAGCGGACAGACAGCGTTTTTCTCCCAGTTTGAGCCTTGCGTGTATACATCTACCCTGCAAGCCGCAGATTTTGACCTGACGTGCTTCGGACATATCCATAGACCGCAACAGCTTGATGGATGCAAAAATGCGTATTATTGCGGAGCTGTATCAGCCCTGAATTTCAACGATGAGGGACAGGAACGAGGCTTTTATATCCACGATATTGCCGAGGATGGAGCTGTAAACAGCGAATTTGTGGCATTGCCTACACGTGAGTTCAAAACAATTTATCTGGAAGATAAAGACATTGCAGACTTCGTTGCTGGTATTGCGGTAGCTGCCACCGAGAATGAGGTTGCAGAGAAAATTGTGCGAGTTCTGTATAACTGCACAGACGAGCATAACAAGGCTTTGAACAAAACCTTGATGGAGCAGCAACTTTACGAAATGGGTGCTTTCTGGGTGCAGGAGATTACGCCGCAGAAAATCACCGTTACGGTGAGCAAGAATGCACTGAAAGATGATGACAGCCCAGAGGACAATCTACGTGCCTACCTTGCCGAGCGTGAGGTTGCAGAGGTAGATGCAGGGCGAATTATAGAACGAGCCTTACCGATTATCTCCGAGGCTGTGGAGAAAAACCTATCGGCAAAGACCACAGGAACATTTACACCAGTGGAGATTGCTGTCAAGAATTACCGAAACTACAAGGAAGAGACGTTCAGCTTTGAAGCAATCCGTTTCTGCACAATCAACGGTGAGAACGGAGCTGGAAAAAGCAGCCTGTTTATGGATGCAATGTGCGATTGCCTCTTTGAAGAAACACGAGAGGGCGACATTTCAGGATGGATTAGCAACAATCCTGATGCACGAAGCGGCAGTATTCAGTTCACGTTTAGACTTGGCGAGGCTCTTTATAGAGTTACCCGCACGAGAATGAAGTCAGGCAAGGCAACATTAAACCTTGCGGAGATGGAGGACGGAGAGTGGAAAGAAAGGAGCTGCGAAAAAATCCGAGACACCCAGCAGGAGATTTTGAACACCATCGGAATGGACAGCTTGACCTTGAAAGCGACAGCTTTGATTATGCAGGACCAGTACGGATTATTCCTGACAGCCGATAAAGATGCCCGAATGAATATCCTTGCGAATATCCTTGGGCTTGGAGCTTATGAGGATATGCAGGTGCTGGCTTGGAAAAAGCTGACTGATGTGAGCCGAGACATCCGAATTGCAAAGGAAAAGACAGCAATTCTGTTGGATGGCACACAGGAGGTCGAGGAAATTGAGAAGCTGGTCGAGGCAGTCCGTGCTGAATTGGAGGGGCTGGAAGCCACGAAAAAGGATGCGGCAGAGAGAGCAAACAGCTTGAAGCTGGCACTGTCAGTGATGGAGGATGCGGCACAAAGGGTTATCAAAATCAATTCCCAGATTATGACGTTATCCACCAAAAAGGCAACAGCCGAGGCTACAATCACTGCCCAGCGTGGTGTGGTTATGGCAGCAGACGGTATTCTTGCCACAGCGGATGAGATTGCCGCAGGGGTTAAGGCATACCACGATGCACAGGAGCAGGAAAAGGCACTGCTTGGAGCAAAGACAAAACACGATACCCTTACCAAACGTATTGTGGCGATTACGGGCGAATTGGAGAGGGCGAAAGAATATACAGCAGAGCTGACACGCAAGCAGTCGGCAATGAAGCTGGCAAAGCTGTTTCCTGCACAGCAGTTATTGGAGCGAGAGGCAGAGCTTGCAGCAGCCCACGCTGAATATGTGGCGACACAGGAAGCGATTGCTGAATGTGAGGCAGCTCGTGCCGAGTATGATGCCGCTGTGGAAAAAGTGCGAGAGGCAAAGGCAGTGGCAGATAAGGCTCGTAGAGATGGAGAGGCTGGCACGAATGAACGTAATTTGAAGATTGCCGACCTCCGCAGACGTGCTGGACTGTTGGAAGAAAACAACTGCCCGTATGCCGAGGAAGTTCGATGCAAGTTCCTTGCGGATGCCCTTGAAGCGAAAAATGCGATAGACGGAGCATTACAGGAGTTTGACGAATACCAGACAACGATTATTGCCACGGTACAGGCGGCAGATTTAGCCCTACGTGAAGCGGAAGCACTCGTGCCGAAGAATTATACCCCTGAAAAAGAAACGTCCTTAAAAGGCGTTCTACGAGGTCTGGAAGCAAGCGAGAAGCAATACAACGATTTGGCGGTTGCCAAGGCTGACCTGAAAGCAGCCGAGGAAATGGTCGCAGAGATGGGCAAGCGTATTGAGGAAAGCGAGGCCAGAGTAAAGGACATCGAGGCTGATTTGAAGTCTTGCAGGGACGAGCTGGAAAGCATTGCAACGGATATGGGCAATTACGAAAAGGTCCAGACCACGATTGCAGAACTGGCACACTTCCTTGAAGATGAGAAGCGACTGCCCGTAGCCGCAGAACAGAAAAAGAACGCCGAATTGAGAATTACAGAGCTGACAGCAGCCATTATGGAGTATTCCAAGGAAGTTGCAGACCTGACAACCGAAAAGGCTGAACAGGAAAGCAAGACAGTCGGTAGCGATATTCTTGCCCAGCAGTTTGATGCAGCGGACAGAGAGGTTGCCCGCATTGATGGAGAAATTCAGCAGAAGCATCAGCAGATTGGACAGTATGAGCGAATGAGGGATGAAGCTGAAAAGAAACGAGCAGAAGCGGCAGACCTTATGAAGCGTACCGAGGAACTTTCACAGGAAGCGGCAGACCTTGAAATGCTGAAACAGGCATTTTCGCAGGATGGCATTCCGCACAACATTGTTCGCAGCATTGTGCCTGTATTTGAAGCCACGGCAACAAATATCCTCGGACAAATGAGCGGCGGCAAGATGTCAGTCGAGTTCGTGATGGAAAAGACCTTAAAGAGTAACAGCAAAAAAGAGGTTACGGCGTTGGATATTATCATCAACGACAGTATCACGGGCAGATTGCCTTATATGAGCCGAAGCGGCGGCGAGAGGGTTAAGTCAGCCCTTGCGGTTATCCTTGCCCTTGCTGAAATTAAGAGCACAAAGGCTGGCGTTCAGCTTGGCTTCCTGTTTATTGACGAGCCTCCGTTTTTGGATGCACAGGGCGTTACAGCGTATTGTGATGCACTGGAAGCAATCCAGAACAGATATGCCGACCTTAAAGTAATGGCAATTACTCACGACCCCGCAATGAAAAGCCGTTTCCCACAGAGCGTGGACATTGTAAAGACACAGGACGGCAGCAAAGTGATTTATGCGTAACAATTCGGGGATATTCGGTGCGGATTGTGCCGAATATCCCCAGTAAAAAGGAGGTGCTAACAGTTGGGAAGATTGAGGAAACAGACGGCAGAATATTTCCCGCATTTTGTGGGAGACAGCAGGACGAAGTTTGTTCTCGAAAACACTTGGGGCAATGATGGTTACGCCTTTTGGTTTAAGCTGCTCGAATTGCTGTGCCGTAGCGATGGACATTTTTACGACTGTTCCCAAGCTGCCGATATGAAGTACCTGACTGCTTTGACAAAAGTTACAAATGAGGTGGCTGCGGATATATTGCAGGAGCTTGCCGAAATGGGCAAGATTGATGCTCAATTATGGAGCGAAAAACGAATAATCTGGTGCCAGACATTGGTGGACAACCTTGCTGGAATGTATGCGAAGCGAACAACGCCGATGCCAAATAAGCCTTTTGCGGATGAGGATGCACCAAAGGATGCCCCGCAGGAGCTGTCCGAGCCGCCAGAAACGGTGGAAAAGGCAGAGCCAGTAAAGAGTAAGGGCAAGGGCAGAAAAAAGGCTACGGAAAAGCCTACTGCCCCCAAAAAGGTGCAATATGCAGAGTTTGTATCTTTGACCGAAGCAGAATACGAAAAACTTGTATCACAGCACGGAGAAGAAAAGACCAAGCGAATGATTGAGGTGCTGGACAATTACAAGGGAGCGAACAACAAGAAGTACGCCAGCGATTACAGGGCAATCCTGAACTGGGTCGTTGAGCGAGTGAACGAGGAATTTAGCAAGAGAGGAGGCTACGGAAATGGCACTGACACCAATCGGGGAGGTAATGCAGCCCCAGCAGCAGGAGGGTTCAAGCCATCAGGAGGCTTCCGCACGTGATAACATCGTATATACCGAGGAAGAGGCAAGAAAAAAAGGCTTGAAGTTGAGACACCCACAGCCACCTGATGAGGTTTGCGAGTTCTGCGGTAAAGTGCTGCACCACGAGGGGATTGCTTTTCTTGATACGGTGATGTTCTGGCATCCAAATCCACAGCGTTGTGATTGTGAAAAGGCGGCGAAAAAGTGGGCTGAATATGATGCAGAACAGGAATTGCGGAAGATGGAGCAGGAACGGCTGGAAGCGTTCCAGAGAGAACAGGCAAAAATCAATAGGCTGCTCGGCAAGAGTGGTATCAATAAGAGGTTTCAGCAGAGATTGTTCCAGAACTTCAAGACCGACACGCCAGCCCGAAAAAATGCGTTCCGTGTAGCCAAGACCTACGCAGAATGCTTTGCACAGCACAAGGAGGACGGCACAGGGCTTTACATAGAGGGAACGAACGGCACAGGAAAGACACACCTTGCAGCGGCGATTGCTATGTACCTGATGACCGAAAAGCGTGTGCCTGTGATTTGTAAGACAGCGGGCGATTTGCTGATGGATATTAAGTCAGCCTTTGACCGTGCGGAGGTTTCCGAGAAGCAAATACTTGACGTTTACAAGCAAGTTGATTTGCTGATTGTGGACGACCTTGGAAAAGAACAATGCACCGATTGGAGCATTAGCACCCTGTATTCGATTTTGAATGACCGATACGAGGGTATGCGACCAACGATAATTACGACCAATTATAACAGCGATGATATTGTGCGAGCATTGACACCGAAAGGATATGACAACCTGAAAGCGGTTGCGATTATAAGCCGACTGCGAGAGGTTTCGCAAGTCCTGACAATGGCGTGGGAGGATGCACGAGGCACAATGTGACGAAGATGGAGGAAAACAGACGATGATTGATTTAACGATAAAGGAATTAAACAAAGACCTGATACATCAGGCTAATTACAACAGCTTCAATGGCAAGCGTGGAGATATTGCCAACAGGGATTATATAGCATATTGCAATACAGTCCTTGGGTGGAAAATTAGCGACGAGAAGAAGCGAAAGCTGCTCGATAAGATTTACGAGAAGCGTAGCGAAATCCTGAAATATGAGGCACAACACGTTTCCGTAATGGTTGCAGGACCAGCGAAATACAATTCCCGAAAACTGGACAAGGGCGATAAGATTATGAGCCTGTCAGCAGAGTTTTGCGAATGGTTTGAGGGGCTGGAAAGACAGTTGCAGCAATCCGAGAGTGAACGCACTGACTTGGAGCAAGCAATCAAGATGGTGCAATTTTGCGATGAACGCCCAGAGCTTGACCCTACGGGGCAACTTGGGAAGCTGGCGACACTGGATGCCGATGCGTTTGTCGAGTGGTTTGAAAAGTTGCAGCCGAAATACAAGTGGAGAAAAAACAGCAACCTTTACAAGCTGTATGTTGCCGCAAAGGATGGCAAGCTGGTTATTGCGAAGCGTGAGACGTTTTTCGAGGACGAAAACCTGACGGCGTACCGATATGGAGATAGAGCCTATATCAAGTTTGTTATGAAGCCACAGCGACAGTTGATGGTAGCACTCAAAAGCAGAGGTTGGTGGTGGAACTCCTACGAAAGTGCGTGGAGCACGTATCTGGAAAAAGTGGACGAAGAATGGCTATCTGGTATCAGTAGCCAGTATGCAAAATACGTGTGAGGTGTGGACGATGGATGAGAAAAGAAAAGCGATAATCGACAAAATGGAGGAACTGGGCTGGACGGTGCGTGAAGATGCAGACGACGGCAGTATGGATATATGCAAATATAGTCCTGCGGGCGAAGATTTTTTCTTCACGGTGGAAGGCATAGACATTCCAAGAGAGGTCAGTCAGTACGCACTTGACTTTGATGCTGACGAACACGCCGAAATGTGGGTTGAAAGCAGAGACAAGCGAGGCGTACCTGAAAGCATCCGCACATTGATTGATGATGCTGATGCGATACAAGAGATGTTAAACGAGCTGGAAACGGCTCTGCTCGAAATGGAGGTGTAACGAGTGGAAAGATGGACGATGCAGGAGCTTGAGCAGACCGATGACATATCGTTTGCAATAAGCGTTCTGAACAAAAGACGTAGAGAACTTAATCCTTATTCTCCCCTGTCAATCAAGTTAAAGTCAGCCGAGGCGACTTTGGAGAAAATCAAGGAGGCAACAACACGATACCTTGGCGATTTGGCGGCGGTTGGCTGCGGCGAAAATCCCCAAGAGGTGTTAGAGGGTAGCACAGACCTTTCGGGCTGTGACGAGGAAACAAAGGCGATTATTCTGGACAATGCAGAAAAGCTGGACGAAATGTATGGAACGGACGAGGAGGTTGCGGGATGAAGAACAACGAGGAATTGAGAAACACCCCGAATTTGCTGATTATTAACACGGCAGCAGATGGAGGCAGCGGACAAATATTCTGGGGAGGCACATCAAAGCCATACGGCTCTGTTATTTGGAGCTGGGGCGGTGGATGGGAGCACGTGAGCGTTGCACCGTATAAGAGAAGCCACACCCCGACGTGGGATGAGATGTGCAGGCTCAAAAATATGTTCTTCCACGATGATGAGGTGGCTGTGCAGTACCACCCACGCAAGGATGAATACGTAAATAATATGCCGAATTGCTTGCATCTTTGGCGACCTCTTGACGAGGTAATGCCTACCCCGCCGTCGATTATGGTGGGCATCCGAAAGGGTGAAACAAGGGCTGAATATGAGCGAGAGCTGAAAGCGTTACTGGACAAGGAGGCAGGGCGATGATTATTAAGCTGCCACACGTGGATGCGATAGACACCCTGCACTTGCCTGACGACTTCGAGGAAAGAGTGAAGCACAGCTTTAAGGTGTTTACCGAATGCACAAACAAGGCGTACACGTATGAGGACAAGCTGATGTACCTTGACAATCTCCGAAATCACTATATGCGGTCAAGGGATGCCGAGGAAGAGGTCAAGCGGCTCATCCTTGATACAGCCGAGTTTCAGCTTGACGAATATGGAGACTTCCCTGATAAAGGCGAGTTCTGGGATATGGGCTTTATGTGCCAGTGCTTTGAAAAGGGCGATAGCAAATTCAGGGATGAGTACGAGAAAACAAGCCGCAGGGACAACGAAAAGACACTGACGGCGATATTTAGAATAATTCAAATTATTACGAATTGGGAGGACGATGACTGATGGGACACGCAATAATGCACCACTCATACCCCGCTACTTGGACACTCAAACAGGTAACGGATGACGTTATGGAGTATGTAAAGCACAACGGAGATAGATACGGCACGGACAGGGTACGAGTACCCACCGAGCAGATATTTGACACGTATCAGGATGCAGAGGAATACATCGCAAAGGTTGACAAGCACGATTACGATGGTATTGCTGTGAAATATCTCGATTTTACGGGAGTTGAGGACAGCAAGAAAATTACCGAGTACAGGGCAAAGATTGCAGAGCTGGTACAGAAAAAGAACGAGTACATAAAGGCTCATTCGGTACACGCACAGAAAGCGGCATATATAGGTTGCTCGTGTTGTGGCTCGAAGCTGAACAAAGATAGGTTGCGAGGGGAACGATGCCCGTTATGCTGCACGGATTTGAGAGCAGCCAGTACGCTGGAGCGTATCGCTTCGTTTGATACGAGAGTGAGCGAGTACGACAAGAAGATTACACAGGAACGCCTGAAACAGAAGAAAAAGGCGAAAATCAAGTGGCTTGTAAAATTTGAATATCACTGCTGATGGAGGTTGAAAGATGATGACAAAAATCGCAATTAAAGCCGATAACAAAATTGCTTTCGAGGTTGAGAGCGAGGACTGGTCCGCAAAGGAAATTTGCAAAGACTTTCTGGACTATTTGAGAGGCGAAGCACCGAAAGAGGGTAACAAAGAGCCTGTAAAGGTGCTGGCAGAACTTCCTCCCGTGGTGGATGGTGTCAGGGAGGATGTCGTCGCAATTTATGACGATGCTGGCATTCCCTCCATAATGCACCGTTTCACAAGGGTAACGAATGCAGAATTGTTTGGTGGCAGCAACAAGCCCCACCCTGCATTTGTGATTGGTGGCGAGGTATATGACGAGATTTATATTTCCGTGTACCAGAACTGCAATATCAACGGTAAGCCGTATTCGTTGCCGATGCAGAAGCCGTGGACAGATATTACGAATGATGATGCAGCCGCAGCGTGTTTCAGTAAGGGCGAGGGCTGGCACTTGATGACAGCAGCCGAATGGGGATTGCTGGCAAATATCAGCCTGAAAAATGGCACTCTACCCCACGGTAACACCGATAGTGGAAAATACCACGCAGACAGAGATGAGCACGGAACACTGGCACAGGGCAGTTCTTGTATTACCCTGACAGGAAGTGGTCCAGCCACTTGGACACATAACCACAAGCCGACAGGCGTTCACGACCTTTGCGGAAACATCTGGGAGATGGTAAGAGGTCTGCGAATTATTGACGGTACAATTCAAGCGGCGGTCAATAATGATGCCGCAATGGATATAGACCTGACCGAAGCTGGCGACGACTGGGCTTCCCTTGTGGATGATGAGAACGGCAAGACGGTAAAGGTATCTGTCGAGGATGGAAAAATCACCTTTACGACAAACGAGAACATCAACGAAGATTATGACGGAACAAGATGGGAGAACGTGAAAATCTGTTGCAAGTCCGAGCGGTTGCAGGAGTTGGCACTGTTTGCAGGAGAGCCGAACGCATACTGTTACATTGACAGTAGCGAGGGCGAATGTTTCCCGGCTCGTGGCGGCGGCTGGGACTACGGTACGTATGCGGGGGTGTTCTCTACGAGCTTGGGCGGTGGTCGGGCGGGTGCGAGCACGGGCTTCGGTTTCCGCTCCGCTTATTACAAGAAGCACTGATAACTGATTACTGGAACACTGAAAAGGGGCGGCGATAGCTGCCCCATATAGGAGGACAAGCGATGACGTATGAACGAGCGATAGAAATTCTCAACCCAGAGCATCGGGAGCATTACGAAAGCATTGAGCCAGTAAACGAGGCTTGCCGAATGGGTATGGAGGCACTGCAATTACGTGTGGAAAAGAAGCCGAAAAGAAGTGAGACAGGAGCGTATTACGTTTGCCCGAATTGCAATAGGTTTCTGGACAGGCACGAACAGAGCCACGGTAATATTGATATACCACACTGCAAATGGTGTGGGCAAAAATTAGATTGGAGGACATAAAACGATGCGATTATTTTCTACGGAACAGGTGAGCAAATACCATCCAGACAAATATGCAGACCAGATAAGCGATGCAATTTTGGATGCTTGCTTGATGGAGGACAAAAACAGCCGAGTGGCTTGCGAATGTATGGTAAAGGGCACGACAGTTATTCTGTGCGGAGAGATTACCACAACGGCAGAAGTTGACTATGCAGCGGTAGCCAAGAGAGTTGGCAAGAAGCTGGGTTATAAGGTGGAGACAGTCATCCAGCAGATTTGCACACAATCCCCTGAAATTGCGGGAGGTGTGAAGTCTGGCGAAGAATTGGGAGCGGGCGACCAAGGCATTATGTTTGGTTATGCTTGCAGAGATACACAGGCTTATCTCCCCTATGGCTTTGCAATGGCAAATGAAGTTATCAGGCTCATCGAGGAAGATGTGCAAAACGGGGATATTCTCAAAGGCGATGCCAAGTGCCAAGTAACGGTTGACCTTGACAAGCCGAGAGACGAAAGCAGCCTCGTTGAAATTCTCGTCAGCGTATGCCATAAAGAGGGTTGCGGCGTATGGGAGATTGAGCAACACGTCAGAAGTATTTTCGAGCAAGCTGGATTAAACACAGGCGGTGCAAAGATTACGGTCAATCCTGCTGGTGTGTGGACGTTTGGAGGTCCAGCAGCGGATTGTGGATTAACTGGGCGAAAGATTGTGTGCGACCAGTACGGCGGTTACTGCCCCGTTGGAGGTGGAGCTTTCAGCGGCAAAGACCCAACCAAGGTGGACAGAAGTGCTGCGTATATGGCGAGAGAAATTGCGAGGGATTTGCTGGACGAAAACCGAGTGCTGAAATATTGCGAAGTGCAGTTAGGATATGCAATCGGCACGGCAGAGCCTATGAGCGTAGCAGTCGAATGCGGTATTGAGGAATTAAACGGAAAGCTGGCTGATGAGGTTCGAGAAAAGTACGACCTGACACCGTATGGAATTATCCAGCACCTTGACCTACTCAACACTAAGTATGAGGAACTGGCAGAGGGATGCCATTTCCGTAGAAAAATCAGGAGGACAGCAGATGAAAATTGTACTCGATGACGGTGCGGTAATGCCCATGAGAGGACACGCAACCGATGCAGGGCTGGATTTAATGACACCGTATGATGTAGCAATAAAGGCGGGAGCATCAGCCACGATTGATACTGGCGTACATATTGAGCTGCCTCCCAACACGGTAGGAATGCTGAAAAGTAAAAGCGGGCTGAATGTGAAGCGCGGCATTACTTCCGAGGGCGTTATTGATTACGGTTATACAGGCTCGATTGTTGCAAAGTTGTATAACCACGGAAAGCAGACCGTTTTTCTTGAAGCTGGCGACAAGATTACCCAGCTCGTTATTCTTCCTGTGATTATCCCCGACGAATTGGAGGTTGTGGAACATCTGGAAGAAACGGAGCGAGGCGACAATGGATTTGGAAGCACTGGAAGATAAAGCAAGGAGGAACAAAGCAGAATGAACAGCGTTATTATCAGCGGCAGATTGACCGCAGACCCCGAACTCCGCTACACCCCGAATAATGTGCCTGTATGCACCTTTATTGTGGCAGTGGATAGACCTACGAAAGATGATGATGCAGACTTCCCTGTTGTGGTAGCTTGGAGACAGACGGCAGAGTTTGTGTCGAAGTATTTGGCAAAGGGCAGAAAAGTCATCGTCAAGGGCGAAATCCGTACACGTAATTACGACGATAAAGATGGAAACAAGCGAAAGGCAACAGAAATTCAGGCTGACCGAGTGGAGTTTGCCGACAGCAATCCTAACAAGGAGGGTTAAGGAATGAACGAAAAAGTAAATGCTGATAAGGTTATTCAGCAGGAGAATGAGCCTGACAAGAAGCAGCAGGGCGATAAGGTTACCGAATTACTCAATGGACTTGCCAACGGTGAGTGTAAAGGGGTTAAAGGTGCAACAGCCTATAAAATTGCCGAATACGCCCAGAAAAAGGGGCTGGTCGGATGAGGGCGAACAACGCAGCCATTACAGGTGCAAGGAATAGAGCCGCAGGACAATATTTCGAGCAGATGATTGAGGCAGCCTGTCGGGAATACCGACAGGCTGGGGTTGCAGAGATAGACAAAACGCCAGAGGCGATGAAGCCACTCGGACATAGTAATGGCAAAGGGCAATTCTTGGCTTGCTACACAAAAAAAGCACAGCCAGACTTCAAAGGAACGTTAAAAGGTGGCGGCTCGGTGGTATTTGAAGCAAAATTCACCTCTGCCGATAGAATACAGCAATCGGTTGTATTGCCACAGCAGATGGAGGCACTGGAAAGACATCGGGTGTTGGGAGCAGAATGCTTTATACTGGTTTCCTTTGATTTTGATAGTTTTTACAAAATCCCGTGGGAGGTATGGCGAGAAATGAAAGAGAGATACGGAAGAAAATACCTGACACCAGCGGATATACCCGAATACAGGGTACATCAGGTGCGGGGTGTCATAGACTTCCTGCCGAGAGGTGGGGAAAAATAAGCGGCACAGCCGTAATAAAAGATTGGAGCGATTTATATTATGGGCAAAGACAAAATGACAGCAGACGAGATGGTACAAGCTGCTATTGAGCAGTTGAAAAAAGGAATACTGGCAGATTATGACCTGAAAATCAAAAAGGCGTTCGAGCTTGGTGCCGAAATTGGTGCAGCAAAGGGTGCAGAGATTGGAGCGAAAGCTGCCGCCGAAGCGATTGAAAGAGAGCGGGAGAAACGCCGTAGCGAGGTATATAATCGCCAGTTGAGAAATACAAAGCTCCTGTTGCAGCATTACCGTAGCCTGAACAGTCATTATGCCAATGCCGTCTGGGAGGAGGAGCAATCGGAAGATGTAATAAACGACGAATTTTATGCCTATATGGCTATGATGAACGCAAAGGGATATTCTGACACCGTGTTTGTGGATAGTATCAAGAAGTCATCCGAAAAGACAAAAATCATTATGAGGCACGTCAATAAGATGCTCGGAGAATATGAGAAGTTCTGCAACAGGAGTAAGCGACCAGACGACAAAAGGCACTGGCGTGTTATTAAGGCACTCTACCTTGTCGATGTGAGAGTACGGGCAGATGATATTGCCGAGAGAGAGCATATCGACAAAAGGACCGTTTACAAGGACGTTGATGCAGCCGTGGAAGATTTGACAATGCTCCTTTTCGGGGTAGAGGGTATCGAAAAGCTGCACGAGTAAGTCAGGGCATTTTTTGGGCATTTACAGGGCATATTCAAGTGTGGTATAATGTATGCTGTAAAATGATATTCAGGCACACGACCATCGCTTATGCTCGAAAATGCACAGGCGATGGCTTTTTTATACGACAAAATGCCCCATTTTGGGGAGATAGGAGCGAGAGCGATGAGCAAAATCGAAATAATTTATAAAGACGTAGCGGAAGTCATCCCCTACGAGAAAAATCCCCGCCAGAATGATGATGCTGTGCAGTATGTAGCGGAGAGCATCAAAGAATTTGGCTTCAAAGTGCCGATTGTCATTTCCTCCGATGGTGTGATTATCGCAGGACATACCAGAGTAAAGGCTGCAAAGCACCTCGGCATAAAGGAAGTTCCTTGCATTGTGGCAGATGACCTTTCCGAAGAACAAATCAAGGCGTTCCGTTTGGCTGATAACAAGACGGGCGAAATGGCATTATGGGATGCGGAGCTTCTGGCACAGGAATTGGAGGAAATTCTTAATCTGGATATGAGCCTGTTCGGATTTGATGGCGAGAGCGAGCTGGGCGATGATTTGATAGACGACAAATACACGCTGGCAGTAAACATTCCACAGTATGAGATTACAGGCGAATGTCCGACCATTGATGAGATGCTGGACACGGAAAAGGCACAAGAGCTGATTGCGGAAATTGAGCAGTCAACCGTGTCCGATGACGAAAAGGCGTTCCTGATTGAAGCGGCGAAAAGACATAACGTTTTCAATTACAGGAATGTTGCCGAGTATTATGCACACGCAACACCAGAGATGCAGCGGCTTATGGAAAAATCAGCACTCGTTATTATCGACGTTGATGATGCCATTGCAAATGGTTATGCCACCCTGATGGCTGATGTGCTGGATATGATGGAGGACGGAGACGAAGAATGATACACCTGATTGTAGGTCCGTCTTGTGCTGGCAAGACATCATTCGTTGTCAATCAATTTATCCACGGGCAGCCGTTAAAAGAGTTCAGGGACTTAATAACAGTTGCGGAGTGCGATAGCTGCTATTTGATAGGCAAATACATTGTTGAGGGTAGCAGAACGAAAGGTACAGACAGAGTATCACGGAAAGACATTCCGAAGATAGCAGAGCAAGTCATTCGCCTTATCCCGAAAGGAAAAGACATCGTTTTAGAGGGCGATAAGATTTGTTCGGAAAAGTTGTTCGAGAGATTGGAAAAGACAGGAACAAAATGCCAACTCTGGTGGGTAAGATGCAGCAAAGAAATGAGTATCAAGAGGAACAGGAAGAACGGAAGCACGTGCAGCGATAGTTACTTAAAGACGGTAGCATCGAAAGCGGAAAATCTGTTCTGGAAGTTCTACATACCATTCGGGGGGGGTATTGTGGACACGGAAAACGTCAAGGATTTTTCCAAGCTCACACTGGAGACTGTGCCTCCCCAGTTCCCCTATATGCAGCGGGAGGTGAAGCGAATGCGTGATGATTTTGCTGTATTTATCCTGACACACGGACGAGCAGACAATGTGGTCACGATGAAAACGCTTCAACGTGGAGGATATACAGGACGATATTATTTGATTATTGACGACGAGGACGACCAAAGGGAGTTATACGAGAAGAATTACGGAGCAGACCACGTAATCGTGTTCAATAAGCAGGAAGCATACGACAGAGCCGACACAATGGACAACTTCAACGACCACAGGGCGATTATATATGCCCGTAACGAAAGTTGGAGGATAGCAGCAGAGCTTGGGCTGACGTATTTCCTGATGCTCGATGATGATTACAAGAGCATTGACTACCGATATGCGGACGGAACAGCGTTGCGATATAAAGCTGTTAGAGATTTTGACCGTATATTCGAGGATATGCTGGACTTCCTTGACACGAGCAAAGCAGACACCGTAGCGTTTGCACAAGGTGGCGACTTTGTTGGAGGTGTGCAGGGAGGTAATTTCAAAAAGGGCTTACTGCGAAAGGCTATGAACAGTTTCTTTTGCAGGACCGATAAGCCGATACAGTTCCGAGGGACGATGAATGAGGATGTCGTTACTTACACAACGTTAAGTAGCAGAGGGCATCTGTTTTTGACGTTTACGGCATTTGCAGTCATCCAGTTACCGACACAATCATTGTCGGGAGGTATGACGAGTGCATATAAAGAGGGCGGCACGTACCTGAAAACGTTTTATGCGATTATGAGTATGCCGTCAGCCGTTCAGGTCGGGATGATGTACACGAAGCATAAAAGAATACATCATCGGATAGATTGGGAGAGCTGTGCACCGAAGATTTTGAACGAAAAATATCGAAAGGATGGTAACGAGCAATGAGTAGTATTGCTGGCGATAAGATGTTCTCCCATCTCGATAGGATTGTGGGAGAGCAAAAGCCAATTACAGCAGATATATTCCTAACGAATTACTGCAACAACAAATGTCCATATTGCACTTACAGGCGGTGGGAGCTGGACAGCGGGGCGAAAGCGATGACAGCCGATGAGTTTATCACATACGCAGATAAGATGCGTTCTATCGGCGTTCTCGGCTTTATCCTGACGGGAGGTGGAGAGCCTACCCTTGCCCCAGACTTTGAGAAAATCACAAGCTGGTTGGAGGAAAACGAGCTGCATTATGGTATCAATACCAATTTCAACAACCTTGTGTATTTTAAGCCTGACTATTTGAAAGTATCTCTCGATGGTTATGACGAGGACAGTTACGAGAGATGCCGAGGCGTAAGGAAGTACGAGCAAGTCAAGGAGAACATCAGGCAATATGCGGCGTGGCGTAGAGTGAACAGCCCGAAAACGCAACTGGGCATTCAGTGGCTGGCACAGTCGGTAGATGACGTGCGGAAATTCTATGAAGCCAACAAAGACCTTGACGTGGACTACATTTCGTTTAGACCGTTTGAAAGCACGGCGGGCAAGTATTATACCACCGAAGAAAAGAAAACCGAAGCAGCGGCGGTTGTGGAGGTTATACGAGAGCTTGCGGAACAGGACAGCCGTGTAGTTCTCAATTTCAAGTGGCAATTACTGGACCAGCGGGAAAAGGATTGCACCGCACAATGGGCACAGATTGCAATAAATGAGCGAGGCGAGGTTATGTATTGCTGCCATAAGCCATACCAGATTGTCGGGCATATACTCGATGATGACATTATGGAGAAAAAGGCAGCGGCGGGTACAAATATGGAGATGTGCGACATCCCGTGTAGGATGACAGCACCGAATATGTTTGTCAGCCAATCAATGAAAGACCGCAAAGACGTATGCTTTATTTGAGGCATAACATCGTCTGCGAATAACGATTGAGAGGTGGTGACGGTGGCGAATGAGGAAAATCTAAAGGGCAAAGGCTTTGAGAGCCGAAGCACGGAGGAAGTACGAGAAATCGCCCGCAAGGGTGGTATCGCCAGCGGTGCCACCAGACGAAAAAAACGGACGATGAAAAGTGCTGCAAAAATGCTTATGGATATGCCAGCATCCAAGGCGATAGCCAAGAAAATGAAATTGCTGGGAATAGCCGAGGAAGATACGACCTACCAAATGGCGGTCATTGTGGCAATGGTACAGGAAGCCGCAGCAGGAAGCGTACCAGCAGCCACGTTTTTACGTGATGTTATGGGAGAAAATCCGCAGACGGAATTGCGTAAACAGGAATTGAAGCAACGCAAAGAGGAGTTCAAGCACAAACAGGAAGTCGAAGCAGCAGCGGCAGCAGCCGCACAGGAGCAGTCAGGCTCTTTGGTGGATGCCATTCTCGAAGCGTATGAAAAAGGACGGGAGGGCGATGACGATGCTACCGAGTAAAGCAATAAAATTTTATGCGAACAATCCTGTTGCTTTTGTTGAGGATGTTATCGGGGCAACTCCTGATGCAGACCAGCGAGAGATATTGAACAGCCTTGTCGTTAACCAAATGACATCTGTGCGAAGTGGACACGGTGTCGGCAAGAGTGCAGTCGAGGCGTGGGCTTTAATTTGGTTTATGCTGACAAGACCGTTTCCGAAAATTCCTTGTACAGCTCCAACTCAGCACCAGTTATTTGACATTCTCTGGGCAGAGGTGAACAAATGGAGACGTAACAATAAATTGCTGGAAAAGGAACTTGTCTGGACACACGAAAAACTGTATATGAGAGGACACCCCGAAGAATGGTTTGCGGTTGCGAGAACAGCCACGAAGCCAGATGCTTTGCAGGGTTTCCACGCCGAACACGTGCTGTACATCATAGATGAGGCATCGGGCGTTGATGATAAGATATTCGAGCCTGTACTTGGCTCGTTGTCAACAGCGGGTGCAAGACTTTTGATGTGCGGCAACCCTACCCAGTTGAGCGGTTTCTTTTATGACAGCCACAACAAGAACAGGGGCAGCTATAAGGCGATACACATTGACGGAAGAAAATCGTCAAGAGTGTCGCAAGATTATGTCGATATGATTGTCAATATGTATGGCGAGGACAGTGATATATTCCGAGTGCGTGTAGCGGGCGACTTCCCGTTAGCACAGGACGATGTTTTTATCCCGTTGTCGCTATGCGAACAGTCCATTATGACAGAATATTCTCCCCGAAAATCCCCGCTTTTGCTCCATATCGGTGCGGATATTGCACGTTTTGGAGATGATAAGACTTGCATCGGTTACAAGGTCGATGAAAAAGTGGAGTTCTACAAGAAGCGGAGAGGGCAGGACACAATGAGGACTGCCGACGATATTGTGGCTTGTGGCGAAATGTTGATTAAGAAATACAACTGGCAAGACACAATCCCTGTAAAGGTGGACGACGGTGGCGTAGGTGGTGGCGTTGTTGACCGATTGAGACAAATCAAGAGGAACAACCCAGAACGTTTCTGGTGGCTGGACGTTATCCCTGTGAAGTTCGGACAGCGTATTCAGCATAAGCATTATTACGATAGCACGACGTATATGATGTCTGTCGTTAAGAGATTACTGTCAACGTATGATGAGGACGACGGAAGCCAGAAGCCGTGTGAATTGATATTGCCCGACGATAACGACCTTGTGGCACAGCTTTCCACAAGACGTTATGTGATTACGGAACAGAGCAAGCTGCGAATTGAGAGCAAAAAGGAAGTCAAGAAAAGAGGACAAAACAGCCCTGACGAGGCTGACTGTTTGCTTTTGTTATGCTTGCCAGTAAAAACCAAGAAGAAAGGAGCACGCAAAGAATGATGCGAACAGCAAAAAGAATTTTATCGTTGCTGTTTGCCGTTTTGCTTGTTATGGCATTAGCTGGATGCAGTACCAGTGAAGATGTGCCAGAGGCGGCAGACGGCGATAGGACGGAACAATTCTCCCAAGTGTGTGTTGATGTTGGCACAGACGATGGCGGTTACTATGCGATGTTCTCTGACGGTGAGATAGGATATTATCAGGACGAGATTGCCTATATTTATCTCAATGACCCTACCTTGATTGCTTTTAATGTTTCCGATGTTTACGATGGCGGTGTGTGCACGATTAGCGGTGCAGAAATGGCAGCCATTATAGAGATGCTGGAAGCCGTAAAGAGTATGACGGAGGATGATGCTGTCATAGAGAAAATCAACGAAGTAATTGCCGAGCTGGAAAATCACCCAGCTTTGACGAGTGCGAGTACATAAGGGGGTGGCGTTATGAGTGAGAAGAAAACAACCAAGCCACAGCCGATGGGTGTACGAGTGATTAAGGGAGCAGAGCAACCGAGGAATGCAATCGTCGAAAAGGCATTAAGCCCCACACAGCTTAATCCTGACGAGGCACGAAATGCTGGCGATTGGCTTACCCCTCCTTTTGATATGCGAGGGCTTAAAACAATGGTGAGCCAGTCCACAATCCTCCCGCAGTGTGCGAGGGCATACCGAAACAACATTCCTGGCTTTGGTATTGGTATCAGGTACAAGCAGGACGTGGACGAAACGCCAGAGATGGCAGCGGAGTTCACGAGAGCACAGGAGCTTATCGAATTACTTAACCTTGATATGGACACCAAGGAGGTGTTCGAGGATATTATCGAGGCGAGGGAGACATACGGCATCGCTTATTTGGAAGTTATCCGAAACGTTGGCGGTGAGGTTTCCCAGATTGAGTTTGTAAAAGATACAGCGGCAATGACAAAGACAAGACCGTTAGAGCCGTATCAGGATGCCGAGTTCTGGTACAAGGGACGTATCGAGAAACGCCCCAAAAAGTTTATGAAGTACCGACAGCAGAGCGGCGGCAAGACTGTTTATTTCAAAGAGTTTGGAGACAAGCGAATTATGGACAGTCGCAGCGGTGAATATGTGGAAAGTCTGGACGTGAAGTATCAGGCAAACGAAATTATTGAGTTTCCTATCGGCACAGAGCCATACGGCGAAGTCCGCTGGATAGGACAAGTCTTGTCGGTAGATGGAGCACGAAAAGCCGAGTTCTTGAACAATAATTATTTTGAGAACGGCAGACACACTCCCCTTATGATTATGATTAAGGGCGGCACGTTGACCGATGAGAGTTTCACGAAGTTACAGGCGTATATGAATGACATCAAGGGTGCGGCAGGACAACACGCATTTATTATTCTGGAAACGGAAAGCACAGACAATGCTCTTGATTTCGAGGGCGAGAAGCATCCCGACATTGAGATTAAAGACCTTGCGGGGATGTTGCAGACAGATGAGTTGTTTCAGGGTTACCTTGACAACGGCAGACGTAAAGTGCAGAGTGCGTTCCTTTTGCCCGATTTGTATGTAGGATATACGACAGACTTCAACCGAGCAACAGCACAGACGGCGATGGAGGTTACCGAAAAACAGGTATTCCAGCCCGAAAGAAAATCCCTTGCGTGGGTTATCAATAACAAGCTGCTCAACGAATTTGGTTTCCAGTATGTGGAGGCGTATTTTTTAGAGCCTGACATCAGCAACCCCGATGACCTTGTGAAGATACTCACCATCTGTAATACCGCAGGAGGTTTGACACCGAACAAGGCAAAGCAGATTGCTCTCGAAGCCTTGGGCGAGGTCTCCGAGGATTATCCCGAAGAATGGGGAGAAATACCCCTTGCTTATTCAAAAGGCTCTACGGCGGGTGCAGAGGGCTTTGCGGGGTTGTTTGGAAGTATGGCAGCAGCCATTGAAAAAGCCAAGGACAACAACGACGATGACATTATTCCCGTATTGAAGCAAATCAAGAGACTGTTGCAGGAGATGAAGCAAGGACAGGAGGGCTGACGATGTGTAAAGGATGCGAAAGCCTGATAAAAGCCATTGACGCATATATCGCCAAAAAAGATGATGACCTTGCGGACACTCTGGATGCCGAGGGATATGCTGCCAGCAAAAAGACCTTGAAAGCGGCAAAGCAAATCGAGGATGAGGTGGCAGAGGTATTACTTGCCGAAACAGACTATTTCCTGAAAGAGATTGACAAGGCAGTTGACCTTGAAGCCTTTGCCGACGATATATGGGCGGGGGTTATGCTGGACGATTCCACGGCACGGAAGCTGACAAAGGTATTTACCGAAAGGCTGTCGGAGTTTATGCCTGACGTTGTGGAGATTTATCTACAAAGGACCGACAAGCAGTTGACGTTGGAGAGCATAAGCAAGCAGACGACGGCGTGGATTGAGAGCTGGAGCAAAGACCTTGGCGACGTTATGCAGCTCAACAGCCATAAAGAGATTGAGAAAATCCTATCAAAAGGATTGGAGAACGGCGACGATATTGCCACGTTTACCCGTAACATACTCGATAGCGGCATCCGTGATGAGTATTACAGAGCCAGAACGGTATCGGTTACAGAGGTATTAAGAGCACACAGCGTTGCCCAGCAGGAGGCGTTTATGCAATCCCCTGCCGTATCTCAAAAGCTGTGGAGGCATACAGGAAGTTACAAGAATGAGCCACGACAAAACCACGTCGATATGGACGGGCAAGTCGTGAACGTGGATGAGCCATACGAATTGACGGGAGCAGACGGAGAGATTTATCACCCGATGTACCCCAGAGACGTTTTGTTACCGCCAGAGGAAAGCATCAACTGCCATTGTATCAGTGAGCCAGTAGTCAGCGAGGATGTTCTGGGCTTGCCTTTGGAGGAACGACAGAAATTACAGCAAGAAGCCATTGACAATATGGACGATGAATGGGAACGCCAGCTTGATGAGGCAAACAGAGCCAAGGCTGGTATCGATGACGAATAACGATTTGTGAAATGGAGCTGCTGGCAGCTCTTTTTCTATATATCCCAACCGAGAGGAGGTGAGAAGATGGACGTTAAGAAAGCATACGAAATCACGAACGCAAAAATCCAGTTCGTTAGTCTTGTGGACAAGGCAGCCAACCTGAAAAGTTTCCTTATCACCAAGGCAGAGGACGGACAGGCGGCATTTACCACGTGCGGACGAATTGTGCGTAAGGATGCAGACAACCACTTTGTTACTGGTGTTGTATATGAGCCATTGGCAGAAGATGCCCACGGCAATTTTATGACCGAGGAAGAAATTACAAAGGCGGCATACTACTTTGCAAAGAGTGGCAGCAAGGTTGATTTGCAGCACTCGTTTGAGCCTTTGGACGGTGCAACCGTGGTCGAGAGCTGGATTGCGAAAGCCGATTTTTCTATTGGCGATGAGACAATCCAAAAGGGCACTTGGCTTATGACGGTAGAGATTGCAGACCAGAACATCTGGGATGCCATCGAAAAGGGCGAAATCACTGGCTTTTCAATGGGCGGTGTTGGAAATTATAGCAAGGAGGACGTAGACTTGGAAAATGTCGAAAAGGTTGATGCTGTGAAGAAAAACGACACGGCAGAGCAGAACGAGAAAAAGGGCGTATTTAAGAAGCTGGCAGCGATGTTCGGTATGGACGTTGTGGAAAAGGGCGAAATGTCCGACACCTACAATGAGCGTATGAAAAGCAGTGCGTTCTGGCAAGCGTTTTACACGCTGGAGGATGTGCTGTGCAAATACGATTGGTATTCCGACAAGGCACAGTTTGCTTCCGATGAGGAAACGGTCAAGGAAGCCCTAACGGAGTTCAGCACAATTATTCAGGATATTCTGCTTTCGGGTGAGCCTGTTACAAAGATGATTGCAGCAGATGAGCCGCAGAAAGTGGAAAAGTCGGGCAAGAAGATGAGCGGTGCTAACCGAGCAACCTTGCAGGGCATTTACGAAACGTTGGGTACATTCATTGCCCAGTTTGAGGATGTCAAAACCGACGATGAGGACACCGATAATCAGGATGACGAAAAGGACAATCCTGATACGGATAACGATGATGACAAGGAGGACAAAGAAGTGACCAAGGCAGAAGTTGAACAGATGGTACAGGAAGCTGTATCATCCGCAGTCGCAAAGGCTTTGGAGCAGGAGCAGCCCAAGGATGATACTCCCGAAGCTGACACTGTTTCCAAGGAGATGGTGCAGGAGATGGTGGCAGATGCAGTTGCCAAGGCTATCGCCCCTGTACTCAAAGCACGTGGAGTTCCTACCGCTATGAATGATAACGGCAGCAATTCCGACACCCAGCCCGTAGAGAAGCATTTTCTCCACGGTATTCTTTAATTAAACAAGGAGGATTACAGAAATGAGTATTACTAACAGACAGGTAATTGAAAAGGCTGTTATCGACACTGCCTCTGTTACCTATGGCTTGCTCAATGCGGAGCAGGCTCGTAAATTTATCCAGCAGACTTTTGAGGCTACAAGCCTCCGTCCTCTCATCCGTCACGAGATGAGAACTGCAAAGACTGGCGAAATCGACAAGATTGGTATTTCCAGCAGAATTGTTCGCCAGAAAGTGGAGAACACCGACGATGGTTATCGTGCAAATCCGAAGTTCGACCAGATTACCTACGCAACTACCGCTATCCGTCTCCCTTGGGAGATTACGGAAGAGACTTTGCGTGAGAATATCGAGGGCGAGAACTTCGAGAGCATTGTCACCAACCTTATGACTACCCAGCTCGGTATTGATTTGGAGGACCTTGACCTTAACTCCGATAGTGCTGCCGATAGCGGTGCTGACGATTATGACTTCCTCAAAATCAACGATGGTTGGTTGAAGCAGATTGCTAACGGCGGTCACGTTATCGACCGTTCCTCTGTGAATGGCGGAGCGATGAGCCTTGACGTGTTCTATTCCGCTGTAAAGGCACTTCCTAACAAGTACAACAATGGCAAGCTCCGTTGGATTATGTCTCCTCACCGTTATCAGGATTGGATTTACACCCTCCTGAACAGTGCCGTTTCCAATGGCGGTATTATCACTGACGGTAGAGTGCAAGACCCTGCGGCAATCCCTGTTGTGCAGTGTGCAAGTATGCCTGACGACAAGATTATACTCACCGACCCGAAGAACCTTATCGAGATTACCACATACGATGTGAAAATCCGCAAGACTGTGGAGGGCAAGGAAGCCATTATGCAGGACAAGCGTTTCTATGTATGCCATCTCGACTTCGACCCTGTTGTTGAGGAACTGGATGCAGCCGCTCTTATTACTGGTCTGGCAGCGATTTAAGGTGTAGGAGGTGCGAACAATGATTAAGGTCAAGCTAATCAAAGGTCGCTCGTACACTGGATTTATCACCGCTACACAGAAGCATCCCATTGTGGAGGTAAAGAGCAAAGCCGAGGCAGATGCAGCCGTAGCTACGGGCTTTTTTGAGCTTTACAGCGAGCTTGCGGAGGTTGCTCAGAATGATGCTGTAGAAAGCGAAAGCGTTCCTGATTATGAAAGCCTTTCCGATATGACAAAAGCAGAGCTTACTGCTTATGCCGAAGCAAATGGCATTTCGTTGGATGGATGCAAGACCAAGGCAGATATTCTGGAAGCCATTAGCATTGCCAATGGTGGCAGTGCCGCTATGATGGAGCTTCAAGGCGAGTAAAGGATGGTGCGGCATTATGGCAAACAGACCTTGGGTTACACCAGCGGAAGTGATTGCGTATAGCGATTACACCCAAGTGTGCAACCGTACTGAAAGCAAGCTGCAAGTGGATATTTCCAGAGCCGAACAGTACGTTATTTCTTATACGAATAACGACTTTGCCGATGCCGATGAAATTCCAGAAGCCGTTAAAACTGCCGTCATCCTCCTTGCGGAAGCGTATGCTTACAATGCGTGTGCCGATGCAAGGAGTGGCGGCAGGAGAATGAAAAGCGAGGCGTTTGACGACTATTCCTATACGTCCGATGATGCCTATATTAGCATAGACAGTCTTGACGTAAAGATTTTGCTCGACCCGTATGTAAAGGTCGCTGCAAAGTCTGGCGTTACAATGAGGATGCGGAAACTGTGAGAGGAGGCAAGACCAAATGAGCATAGAGGGCTTTTTCAACCACACGTGCGATATTTACCACGCTGTTAAAGGAAGCCAGCAGCAGAGTTATGGCTTACCGTCCTCCCCTGCCGCATTGTCGTACCCCAATGAGCCTGACGAGGCAAGCGTTCCTTGTCATTTTGGCGTAAAGTCATTTAGTTACACGATACAGCAAAACCAGCCAGCGAACGAGTATGATGCGAAGATAAAGCTCACTCTGCCGATTGGCACGGATATAAGGCTTCACGATAAAATTGTGGAGCCGTCCACGGGTTATGCTTATACAGCCGAGTTGCCGAGAAATGTGAGAGGGCATCATCTGTTTGTGTTTATCAAACGTACTGATGCACAGAAACCACTGTAATGGGCGATTATGTGAGTTTCAACCTTGACGAATACAGGGAGTTCTTCGGGCAGTTAAGTAGAGCTGCAAAGGGAGACTTTAAGCGAGAGCTTGCCCTGTTTTTGGAGGGGCTGGGCAATGAGTTTTTACGTGTGCTCGAAGATGAGATTATCCGACGAAAGGTTACCAACACAAGGTTACTGCTCAACAGTTTCCATAAGGGAAGCGAGGACGGAGTGTGGCTGCTCAATGTGGATGGGCTGACGTTGGAGGTGGGAACGAATATTGACTATGCTGGCTATGTGAATGACGGACACTGGACAAATCCGAAAGGTCAAAGCGGCAGATGGGTGCCAGGAACGTGGAGCGGAGACGAGTTTATTTACGACCCGTCAGCCGATACGGGAATGTATCTCAAACAGCAATGGGTGCAAGGCAAACATTTCTGGGAAAGTGCATTGCGTATTCTCAACGAGATGTACCCGTCACTGCTGGAAGCGAAATTGCAGCAATGGATTGATAACTATTTTAGCGTATAGCGAAAGCGAGGCGATGGATGATGATGCTTGAACAAGAGATTGCAAGCATTATGCGATTTGCACTGCATTATGCGGAAAATCCAAAGCCGTATTACTACGATGTGCAGGAGGGCTTCGAGTTCCCTGCAATGTATTTTCCGCAGCCCGAAATTAACACACGAGGTGAGACGTTCCGCACGTATGCGAGTGAATACGTCTGGTATATCAACGTTATGTGCGAGACAACCGAGGAAGCACACAGGAGGGCATTCCTTGTGCTGGATGCGTTGAAAAGAGGGCGAAACCTTGTGCCGTTAGTGGATGAGCAAGGAGAATATACGGGCGAGAAACTTCGTCTGAATGACCCAAGCATCAAAACCATCGACACGGGTGTGGTGCAGATTACTGTGGACTGGGTGAGCCGCAGACCGTATGATGCTGATACGGCGATTAAGATGCAATACTGGGAGGTTGAGGGCTGGAAAAATCCCGACGTTTATACGGAAGTCAGCTCGACAGCCGTTGCCAGTGCATCGGTCAGCATTGATACGGAAGAATACCCACAACCTGAATACTCGGCAGATGCGTGAAAATCGTTTCTACGGGATTTTATTTCAAGGAGGTAAAAGAATATGGCAAAGCAGAAAACGGGCGACACCGTTGAAGCTACTGCGGCAAACGAGCCAAAATATTCGCTCGATGTGTTGCAGAAACATTGTCGAAAACTTTTTGGAGTTCCCACAGTCGTGTTCGTGGGGGCGACAACTGGAATGACGGGAGAATATACCGTCGAAGAAATTAAGAGCATCATCGAGAAATGGTGCAAAAAGGAGGTCAAATAAATGGCAGGAGGCACTTTTGATAAGGCTGTGGGCAAGGTACGCCCTGGCACTTATGTCAATTTTATCAGCTCCGAACAGGCAAGCATTAAAGGTGCTGCCAGAGGTATTGCCATCATCCCGCTTATTAACACCGATTATGGTCCTGCGGGCGAGATGATTGCACTCAATGGCGGTGCGGTGGATGCGGCACGTGCGAAGCTGGGTTACAGCGTTTACGATAATGATGCGGCTGGCAATATGCTGCTCATTCGTGAAGCGTTCAAGAATGCTGCCACCGTTATTGTGTATATTTGCACAGAGGGTACGGCAGCGGCAACTGGCACTGGCGGTGGTCTTTCCGCTGTTGCCAAGTATAAGGGCACGAGAGGTAACAAGCTCACCTACAATGTGGTAGCAAATCCCGTTGGCGGTTTCGATGTGGAGGTTTACCTTGACGGCAGTAAGGTTGAGCAGTACGAGGGTATTACCAGTGCGGATGCTCTTGCAGGAAGTGAGTACATCACCTTTACCGCAAACGGCGACCTTTCCGCTGTTGCTGGTGTTACGCTCACTGGCGGTACAAGTGGCACTACCACGAATGCCGAAATTACTGCTTTCCTTGAAGCAGCGGACGGTGTGAAGTTCAACACTATGGCGATGCCTGTTACTGACAGCACCATCCTTGCAGCAGTAAAGACCAAAATCAAGTATATGCGAGAGAATGAGGGCAAAAAGGTACAGGCGGTTGTCGCTGGTTATGCTGGCGATTACGAGGGTATTATCAACGTTACCAATTCCTATGCCCTTGATGATGTGGAGCTTACCAACGCACAGGCGACTGCCTTTGTTGCTGGTATGACCGCAGGAGCTTCCTACGTGCAGAGCAACACCTATCGTCAGGTAGATGGAGCGACTGCCGTTGTTGGTGTTAAGAGCCACGAGGAAGCCGTTGCTGCTATCCAGAACGGTGAATTTTTCTTCTCTGTTTCCGAGGCTGGCAACGTTGTGGTTGAGTATGACATCAACTCCCTTGTTACCTTTGCAGATGGTAAGGGCGAAAGCTACTGCAAGAACAGAATTATCCGTGTGCTTGACAGCTTCCACGATAGCCTTGCACTCAACTTCCCTCCCAACAAGTATGATAATAACAGCACTGGTTGGGACGTGATGGAGGGCATCGGAAGAAGTGTGCTGAAAGTGTATGCGGAGGCTGGTGCAATCGACAGCGTTGATTATGACAACGACTTCCTCGTTGACAGAGAGAACAGTGCTGGCGACCGTACCTATTTCAACGTAGGCATTAAGCCTGTGGACAGTGCTGAAAAGTTGTTCTTCACTGTTACAACTCGATAAGATAGGAGGACCTGAACTATGATGGAATACAACAAAAATCCCATTTCACTCCGTGAGGGTAAAGTCTTTATTGACGGTGTGGAGTGTATGGACAGCGTAAAGTGCGAAATCAAGGTTACGCCTGATGTATGGACTGGCAAGCAGCTCGGCGAGAGCACTCCCAGCTCCCGTTGGTTAGGTTATGCCATCACTGGCACGATTACCCGCCGTCGTAGCACTCCTTGGCTGAAAGAGGCAATCAAGAAGTATATGGACAGTAAGTCCACGCCTGAATTTACCATTCAGGGCATTATGGATGATGCGAACAGCGACTATTATGCCGAGAATGGTGCAGACACAGTTACTTGCGTAGGCTGTGTACTCACTGGCGATATTCCTCTCACTGCTCTGGACAGCGAGGGCAACGTTGTTGATGATGCCGTTTCTTTCAACGCAAAGGACATCGTTTAACACCCAGCCCCTGCCCCGCTATTTGGAGCAGGGGCTTATTCCCATATATACACCAAAATTTTGTAAAGGAGCTTAAACTGTTATGGCTAAAAACCTGAATTATTTTATGCGTGAACACAAGGACGAGGTCGTTTCTGTACCTGGTCCTGACAGCTTTGTTGATGAGAACGGAAAGGTTATCGACCTCGAAATTCGTGTGTTGAGCCAAGCCGAGATTACCAAAATCAACAACAATTACCGTAAACGTGCTATTGCCACTGACAAAAAGGGTCAGCCTTATATTGCCAATGGCGAGGTGGTATTCAAGACCGAAAAGGACAATGCGAGAGCCACCCGTCATATGATTGTCGAAGCGTTGGTATATCCCAACCTGAAAGACAAGGAGCTGATGGATTTTTACAAGTGTGCAGACGTTACCGATATGCCTACCCTTGTATTCTCCCGTGCTGATGAGTATAGCCACGTTACCCGTGCTGTGCTTACCGCACTCGGTATGATGGATGGGCAGACCGACGACGAAACGATTGACGAAGCAAAAAACTAATCAGCCGCACGGGCAGTAATGAGTACTGGGCACACGTCCTATGGCAGAGGCACAATCTCCGTATGGAGGACTTTGCAGAGATGCCACGGGAGCGGCAACTGTTTTACATTGCCAGTGAGCTATGGGAAAAGGACCACCCGTGCAGGCTGGATGCGTTTGCTGTTACAAAGAAGTAACGGCAGTATATGGCGAATGAGGGTGAGAGGGTGCGGGAAGCAGCCTCTCATTTCGCTTTTATTATGACGGAAAGGAGGTAAACGATATATGGCAAATTTAACCGCTGTTTTTGAACTTATCGACAAGATGAGCGACAGACTGGATGTTATTGCAAGCCGAGGCGAAAATGCCGTAGGCACGTGGGAACAGGCAGAGAGTGCAGCAGATGGTGCTTTTAGCGCGGCTACACGGGCGGCAGACGGCGTTGCGACTGCGGCGGGTAGTTTAGGGGA